TGGCGTGTGAAGTCTTGGCTTCACTAGCCCCCGCTTGATCTGTTGGACTTTTGCGGTCATTGGGTTTGGCCTTGGACTGGTTGGCCGAAACATGGGCCTGTTTGAACCGTAACCTGCGTGATCGGGGAGAAACTTCCAGAAAAGGCAGGGGGGGTAGCCGTCTGTGCTAAAAAAACCCCTTCATTGAGCGCACCTTTACGCAGGTTGCATGACTTGCATAACACTCTTAAATTATCTAGGGAATGATCCCCTCCGGACTTGCGTGGAATGATGTGATCGATGTGCATCTCGCCCTCATCTGTACCACACAGCTGACACATGCGACCATCACGCATGAACACACGCTCTCGCTGTTCACGATAACGCCTGCTGTTCAGCTTATCTAATGCCATCCCTTAGCCTTCCAATGTGCAAGGGCTATGCATGGTTCACCATACCTATGCCCTATGTACTTCAATCCCCATTGTATCTGAGTATAACCATCCTGATCTTTAAGCCACTCACTCCTACCCTGTGGTATGCCATAGTGACTACCATTAGCTGCTTTAGGATTCCATGCACTCTCTTTACCATAGAGTATAGATAGACACTTAAACTCTTTATAGTTATAGCCTAATGAATGTAATGCATATTCTTTATAGCTTACGAATTGCATTGGTTTAGATCCACCTGCTTCAGGCAATAAGCATAGAGATCCCACCAATGCTATTAGCACCCCCCGAGCTATCCGCTTAAGCGGCTCGGTGTGAGCCCCTGAAGGGCTCTGCCTAAGTAGCATAATCATAGTGTCAAGCAACAGCGTAAATCTTGGGCGTGTCTGCACTTTTGTACCCCCTGTGGATAACTTCTGTGGATAACTATTTATCAGTTGAGTAGAAGCCCTTGCCCTTAAAGTGCGTAGCTGCAGCCCCAATAACTTTGACCATAGGTTCATTACAATAGTTGCATAGAACTACTGGTCTATTGTGCCATCCATGGCTAACCTCTTGATTGAGATTGCATCGTGTGCATTTGTAATCGTAGGTTGGCAAGTTAAGCACTTCCTTATCATGTATGACCCACATCCAGAGCATCGGTCTATGTCTGCCTCAGTAGGTTCTTTGTCTAGGTGACCATATCTTAATATGAGTAGTGGCAAGAGATCCTCTAAGCGGATGATGGCGGCATATTCACGCGCATCTTCACCCTGTCCGTTGAGTCTGATTACCCCAAAGCCCAATTCCCCCGAAAGAGCTGTGCGAGTTTTCAGCTGTGCCAAGTATGCCTTTGGTTGAAATCCAGCGCGGGCTTTGACTTCAACATCGAATGGCACATTAACAATATCCTTGCCACTACCCCTTCCCACACATGCGCCTTGCCATACAGTCGATAGGTACTGTGCGACAACACGCTCTGTGCGGAATCCTCTGTGTTTCCTGTGCTGACTAGCCATTATAACTTCCTGCCATGAAACCCATGGCTACAGCGGCAATGAACATAAACAAGACTAATGCAATTAACAGCTGCTCTTTGTCATCCATTGACGGCTTTACACTTCCGGCACTGCCAAGTGCCTGCTGTTAATATTCCGTCTTTTATTACTGCTGGAATGATTATGTCATGAGCTTCTGTTGGCTCATTGCAGAGCTGACAGTTAATGACTGTGATCATAGGAATATCATCTAGATCAGTCCATTCACCATCTTTGTCTATATTATAAACCTCGATGTATCCCATTACACTCTCGCCTTCTGTGGTTGAAACTTTCCATCTGATCCCAAGTTGTACCATTTGGTAGGGCAACGATGTGCCGATGAGATTGCTGTATTGCAGAAGTAGCCACCCCATGCCTTTCCATTCTTCTCACCCTCACGCCATATCATGTGTCCATGCTCGCATGATGGTGCTTCTATTGCCTCACCTGTTCCCATGATTGCAGCTACATTCTCCATAGCCTTCTCAAGTGTCACAGGTGCATCGACTACGCCCTTATACTGCCCAACGGGTGTAGTCCAGTAATCCTGATCGTCTGCCTTAACATCTTGGACGGCTGGCTTTACTACTTTTGTAGCAACGACCTTGGTCATTTCTTCTCGGCTTGGTCTCTTTCCTTTAGGCGCATAACCTGCATTTGCAAGTGCCCTGCCGATCGCTGAAGTCTCGCAATTCTCCAGTGCTGAAGTCTGATTAACGCCACGGCTAGTAACTGTTTCTTCAGCGTACCCTGTTGCCCACGCAACGCCATCGCTAGCATCCTTAAATAGATACGCCTTAACAATGTATCGAGTTGCCTCGACCACTTCAAGCTCTGTTGCAATGCGAAATGCTGGATAATCTTTAATAAACTTTTCAAGTCTCACCTCAACTGGCTCGTAATCGGCTAAATTAAACATAGAGATCGTTCTCCTCGGTTGCTAGTTGCCCTGCGAGTGCGCCGTAGCTGCATAGATCGACCCAGTTGTCGATGTGCTGTGCGGATTGATTAGTCCTTGCAAGTTTAACCAAGACCATGATCCCTGCCACTTGATAGTCATGTATCGGTGTTTGTAGGTATGCTGAGAGCAGCATTGCGGTGTGTTGCAAGTTATCCGCAGGATGACCATATGAGAGCCCACGATCACGGATCGTGTCTGTGGCTGTGAGTAGGATTTCATTAGCTCGCATGATCTACCAAAGAGCGAGCCAAATTGCGGCCTTTGTGCCAGCCTTCGCGGCGACCATCTTTGTAGCCTTGCCAATACCAGATAAAATTGCTGGCTATAAATAAGCCAATGATTCCTATGATTGTTATTGAGTTCATTTTGTACCTATCTGCATCCAGTGCCCTTGACTGGCTTACTGAATTAGAGTCTCACGCTCATCTGACAATGTCACGCACATTGAGGTAACGAAACGATAACGATTATCTAGGTCTGCCGTAGGACTTTCCAGCCACAATGAATGTGCCGTCCTTCTCGATGTGGATGAGATCCACCTGAACCTTAGCCTTATTGACATAGATGATAGCGAAAGCCTGTTGCCAGTTAGCCACACCCTTAGTGTAAGCAGCTTGCTTAAAGTCCATGAGATTACCTACCTCGACACCATGCAAGACACGCCCTATACGACCTCCAGAAGCCTCTGAGAAGGCCGAACGCCCTGCTCTGTGAGTATGTCCTGAGATTACATTTTTACCATGCCTACGAGCCGCTTCAAGGGCTGATAAGCCCCCCTGTTGCTTGATGGGTGTGTGGTCTCCATGTACTGCAATCCAATTAGCTGCAATAGGCATAGGGTTCTTATGAAAGGTGATACCTAATTCATCAAACTTCATAAACTTCTCAAAGCGCAGCTCTGGCAATGCACCGAATGCCGGTACTTTAGCCATGATGATGTTATAGAGGCGATCTGTGTGATTGCTACGGATGCAATCGGTAACGCCTAACTCCCAGAGAAGCTGCACAGCCTCATTGCGGTCATCATCTAAGGTCTGGGCATAACTGCCCATGCGACCCTCTTCCCACTTGCTTATCTGTGGAAGATCAATCTCATCACCAATGGTGACTACTTGATCTGGCTTAAACTTAGAGATGAAGCTCGCAAGGTTACGGGTTGCAACCCTGTCATGGTATGGGACTTGTAAGTCCGAGACTACGACTATTCGCTTAATCGTCATCCTCATCTTCATAATCCCCAAACTTTTCAGGGTCAATGGGATCAGGCAAGATCCAGTGAGGATAAGCCTGTGGCTCTGTGATCATAAACATGGCAATGTCTTCTGCAAAACCTGCTCGCTTTAATGAGCAAAAATACTCATAAAGCCCAATGCAGTAAGCATCAAGCTTTGAGTAACCTTGCTCCTCTAACGCCTTAGTTGCTTTTCTTGCCATAGCACAATGCTACCTGTCAAGCAAGATGTTATAGATCTCATCGACTCGCGTGTTGAGTCTTTTGATCTCAGACAACAGGTGTGTGATTACATAGCCAGACAAGCCGCCAAGTGCTGCAATGGTGGCAAGGTAGAGCGTGAAGAAGTCTGACTGTGTCACTCGGCAATTCCGTACGAATCGTCTTTAGGATTTAACCAGCGCAAGACAGGTGGCAGAATTGCTGCTGCTCCTGCATAGATTAAAGCCTGTGGGTCAGTCACTCCCGATGCCGCAAGTGTGATTACAGCCGCAAGGAATGCTCTTACCCAAGATCCTGACATCTTTTTTAACTCGTTCATCTTCTCCGCCTAACATAGGTATCTGAAAAAAAGCACTATCATTGTCAGCCTTTTTCTTAAAGCTGACATGCATGTGCTTAGTGTGTTTGTTAGCCCCTGTGTACTTGCGCCACTTCCAGTTGAGGATGTGTGAGCAGATTCTTCCATCGTAAATGATGTAAGCAATACGCGTGTCTGTTTGTCCTTTGGATAAGGTACGAAGTTGATCTGCAAGATCGCCCATGATGTCTGGCTTTCCGCCCTTGAATAAATCTTTGTCCACATCAATGGCGCGTACCCAGCCTTGCTCATCTGGATTATGATCAGACTTGCGAGCAGCGTGTCGGGTATCACCGATCCAACCATCCGATGTGCGGTCACGATCTGGGAACGAATCATCAAACTGCTCTCTTAATTGTGCAGCTGCTTTAGATAGTTTAGGTTTCATTATCCTAAAAGAATTGATAACTCATCGGATGTAATGCCTAACTTAGTAAGCAGTGCATTACGCGCATCTAAGCGAGACTTCTCAGCATTGGCATCATCGATCTTGACCTGCTTAATAGCAGCATCTAATTCAGCCTGTGTTGGAGCAGCGCCATCTAGCACATGCCACTCAATAGTTGAGTAATCACTATCACTGATAATGAACTCAGATGTTGGCTTTAACTTACGAATTGCATCTACTAATAATTGAGTTTCTGATTTCATTATGCACCAATTTCTAGAAGTAGCATTGTTGAAACAACCGAATCTTTTTGCGCTGTAATAGTTACAGTCGGCCCACCCGGCTGTTGAGAACAAGCAAATTGCGTTTTGTATGTTGTGGCACTTGTTGTATTTGGTGAATCTAAGTAATTTACAGGCACTATGCTTCGAGTATCTAAGACTGTTACGCCTGTAGCATAAACTTCCATACCAAAAGCAGTATTGCCAATAGTGAGAATGTCTGTTGCTCCTCTTAGTAATTTTAACTTTGAGTATAAACCGCCATCAGAGCGACTCATTGATAAAGTCTGACCTGTTAAAACCATGACTTTTGATGTTGCAGCACTCGGCGTAATAGTTGCACTTAAACCTGTATCGCCATAAGTAGTCGATGTAGTTGCAGTCGATGTTGAATAAGACGCATAAACTACCTGTAGCACCTTACCAAAAGAAGTAGGCACTAGAGCTGCCCATGCTGAACCTGTGTAATAGGTTGTGCCGTTAGTATCCTTTAAATAGGCGATCTGGCCTTCCTGTGGAGAAGTAATAGCCGCATCTCTGGCTGCTGCCGATGCGAATACTAATACTCCCTGCATGAGATAACCATTGACATCTGCTGCCGTTAGGACATCCCCTGTGTTAAAGGTCTTGAAACCGAGACCTGCTGCCATTATTGCTCCTTTACCATCCTAAGGCCGATGTGCCTATTATGCCATACTCTGCGTTATTTAAGACGAAGCTAGGGTCTGTTACTGGCTCCATTGTTGTAAAAGTGCTCACCCATGTGTTAGCCGTAATGTCATGGGCAACACCCTGAATCTGAATAGTTTTAGTAATCGGATCGCCATTAGGCTGAATGTTAGTAATAGTCACTACATCGAAATAGTCTAAATCTAGAGCTGCTGTAACCCCTGCTGTGTAGTTAGGGGTCATAAGGTCAAGGGTCATGGAGTCGATGCGGATAGTGCTGTCCTTACGGCTGCTGACATAGGTTGCAGCCATGCTCATGACATCTGTGTCATTCTGCATAAGAAGGTTTTGTGCGCTAGTGCTGTGTAGGAAGTATGTGTCCACGCTTGTCGCATCTGTGTAACTCTGGACTGTGCCGCCTATGCGCTGCATGTTGGCTTGGTTGATAATGAGCTTGTCATCAAAGGCAAATTTAAGATTAGCGTAAGGAATCCCTGTAGTCTGGTTAAAGACTGTGGGAGTCTCGAAAACGCTTTCTTGGGTAGTTGATCGGCTCTTAAAGGTTGCTACGCCATCTGGAGCAATGTAAAAGGCTCCCAGTTCACTCAGTTCAACAGTACGCATGGCAGCTAAAGCCACTCGGCTCGTTCCCGGATCTGCTTGACAAATTGTGTCACCTATGTCGATGTTTCTCAAAGATGAAGGCCAATTAATCTCATCAAGGATTCTCTCTAAACGAGTGCCAGTATCTTGACCATTGCCTGCACTTGTAACAGTTGAGATAGCAGCAAGGTTAAAGATCTTAAAGGCATCATAAGAGGTAATCGTTACATAGCCGATTTCCTGCCCTGTTGGATAGGTGTATCGATACTCAGATGTGTAACCTGAGAATAGATAGTAGGCAGTACCGCCATAAGTTGCCGAAATTTGTATTTTGCGTAAAGGTTTCAAGAAGCCATAAATAGGAGAGCTAGTGTTTTGAGGGTTAAAATCGCCATCTGGATCTAAAATGCGTACAGTAGAAGTTCCGGCATTGTAAGTATCAGTCATTAAATCGCGGCCGCGCCTAATTGCTATCTGTGTAGTCTGAGCTGAGTAGTCAATAATTAAGCCAGATGCAGCCGATGAGGCTAGAGTGCCAGAGCCTAAAACACCTGCGGCTGGATCATCAAGAATAAAAGGATAGCCATACCCCGGGCCATCGCTAAAGTTAATGGTTACTTTTATTGTTGCAGGTAAAGCCATTAGATAGCCACTTGTCGTTCTGGTGTACCAAAAATTACCTGATTGCCGCTAATGCCAGCATTATTGACTGCATCTTGAATTGCTTTTTGTAAATCTTCTGAAGATGTAACAGTACCTTCAACAATGACATTGACTGTAGTAGTCGGAGTAATTGGACTAGGTGTGACTGTTGGTATTCCGCTGATAGTACCTGTGATGCCCATAGAAGCTGCTGCCTGTGCAGCATAACGCGCACCTGATAAAGCCTGAGCAAATGACGCTCCACCGAGCAGACCCATAGCTAATGAGTTTTGTGCAATGGTGCTTGTCAATTCAATCGATTGTTCATTAATTTTAATAATTGCGCGTTGGACACCATCGAGTCCTTCTTCCCACGCGATGAAAGGATTGCCAACATCCATCTTATAAGTTTCTTCTAAGGTAGTTTGTAATTTTTCTACCTTGCCTTGGATTTCGTTGAGCATCTTTGTGTACTTTTCGATGTCCTCGATGTTTTCTTCTTGGATTGCTTTAAGCAATAGCAAGCGAATTCTTTCTTCCTCGCTGATCTTGCCCTTTAGAGCTGCTTCAATCTGGATCTTCTGGATGTCAAAGATTGCCTTGGCTTTGTTTATCTTTAGTAAATCCTGCTGGGATTTCAATGTTTTCTTTTGCATCGCTAGGAGTTCTGCTGCGCGCTTTTTGGCTGCTGCTTCTGCCGCTTTTCTGGCTGCTTCTTCTTTAACAGCCGAATCGGTAGAACCTGAGATAGTCATTGGCGTTGTAAATGGTTTAGGTTTGATCGCCGCCGCTTTTCCGCGAGCCATTAAGATTTCCAACCAAGCGCCCACGACAGGAATCATTCCTACATCGACTTGAGGTAATCCCGGAATCTTTTTTAATTCAGCTAGTAAATCTGCAACGCCACCAATAGCATAACCAATGCTCTCCGCAAGTTTGTCTATCGAGTTTGTAACTCCGCCAATACCAGAATCACCTGCAAGAATGGAAAAGGAATTTAATAAAGCTTTACCGATTGTCTCTTGGGCATTACCTAGAGCAACATTCACAGCTTCCATTTGTCCAGCATAAGTGCCTAATCGTGCAGCATTCTGTCCAGAGAATTGATCATTTAACTTGTCTTGTATTTTATTAAATCCAGCAGTTTGCAATTCCGCTTTTGTAAGACCTAGATTGTATTTGGCTAATCCTTTGGTTTGCCCAAGGTAGGCCAGACTCAAATCTTTAGAAACTTGGACGGCATCAACACCGCTACCAGCAGAAACATCTAAAGCAAGTTGCAATAATTCCTGTGATTTAGCCACTGATCCAGTAGTCTGCAAAAGACTCTGAAACGCTGGACGAAGAACATCATCTGAAACCGATGCTGTCTTTTCAAGATTAGCAATAAAGGTCTTGATCTTTGCATCCTCAAAACCAAGACCAAGGTTTTCAACAGCCTTAGACAAGCGAGTAGCTGCTGCTTCATCCTCTGCAAAGGCCTTAACAGATGCTTTTCCGAAAGCAATAACAGCAGTGGCACTAAAGGCAACGCCTAATGTCTTGGCTAAAGATTTGACACCTTTACTGAGTTTGTCAGTAGAAGTCTCAGCTTGCTTGAAGGCTTTATTACCGGTGAACTCCGCGGCAATATCGATGACTATGTTTGACATAAGTTAGACCTTCGCTCTTGCATTGAGTTTATCTGCTGCGGATTTG